GAGGTTGTGAATGAAACTGTGGGTGAGGTTGTGAATGAAACTGTGGGTGAGGTTGTGAATGAAACTGTGGGTGAGGTTGTGAATGAAACTGTGGGTGAGGTTGTGAATGAAGTTGAGGCTATGGTTGATAGAGATATCATTGAAGATGAAGATGAAGATGAAGTTTTAAATAACGACCAAATTATAGATAAAATTGTAAATGTGGCCGAAAACGGCACTACTTGTGAAAATAACCCTGTCACTGAAGAGCAAATTGTGAATAACAATCAAGAGAGTAATATTGACACCATTTTCGCCCAAGATACATGTGATGCTATTGATATTGATATTGATATTGATAGTGAAAATAAGATTAAAGATGCTCCAACTGAAGTTGTTGAAAAGACAAGTCTTACCAAAGATAATGAATTCACTTCTGTCAGAATTGACGATTATGATGTTATTATTGAGGGTGGTAATGTTGTTATTGACAATATCCCTGAACAAATAATAACTATTAAAAATGTGCACGAAAAAAACCAATCGACAAATGATTCATCCATAAATGCAAATCTGACAGACAATAAAATTATAGTGAATCATGATGGAGTGATAAAAACCAAATCTCAATTAAAGAAAAAGATAACACTGAATTTCCGAAAATAATTAAATTTGTAATATAATAATATATATATACATTAAACATGAATAACGCCGTAGGAAATCATGATTGTCCACCTCTCATGTCTGATGGTAGACACTGTACGGATCATCGTCCAAGCTGTTATGTGCATGATCTAATACTTCGACAAAACAGTATAACTAATAGTTATGATCTAAAAATGTTGTTGACTCACAATGCTGTTAAACTAATGGATATAAACCGTAATTTTTACGATCAGAAAAATGCTTGTGCAAGTTGTGGAAAATATTATCTAGCTGATCCTAATAATCACAATGATTATTGGAGACAATATAATAAATGGATTGGCTATTCAGGAAAATGAGGTTAGTTTGTTAAATTTAGAGAATTATATAACACAACAAATAATTATATTGTGTTATATATATACATAATAAATGATGGATGAGCATGAGAAACTGGATTATCTGGACTCAGATATGAAGTATGTTATCCGCGGTAGTGCCGAACAACAATATTTAGAATTTAAAAATCCCAATATTTCAGGAATAGTTAAATATAACTACACCGAGGACGTATTCACAATTATTGGGCAATCAATCGCAAGTAAAACGATTGAATATTGGGCAGCCAATCCCATGTGGAAAAATTACTCTTATGCCGGTTCTGGCTTACCCTATCCCAATCATGAACTTGCTTATGAAAATACAATTAACCAAGGTGTTGTTACAATAACCAACGGTCAATTTATTATCACTGTACAGCACCCATCTGAGTATTATGTTGGACAGGGTAAAAAATTACTGAAACCTCATGTTCATTTACACTTAGTGGAAGAAAACAAAGTTGTGACACTGGTAATTGCGGATTTCTTGCCTTATAGATCGCTCAAGAATTTACCAAACCAACCCGATAGAACAATCGGTCGTTAATTTTTATATGATGTTATAGTATAAATTCATGGAGATTCTCACATCAATTCTAATAATCATCGGATTTATGTTTGCTGTTATTACATATCAAAGCAGGGGAGATTCATTTAGTCCACAAATATATCTAAAGCGATTCTCACATTTAGTTATGATTTTCTTCAATTATTTCAAAGATGTCGGGTTGCAAGCAGCAATTAAATTCAAGGAAATTGATTGGGATTTAACGGCAACTAAATAAGTTAGAAGAACGTTGATATATATATATATATATATATATCAAATATTGTTATAATTATGTCAATATTAAATCTTAAAATAGGTTATCAAATGATGTATGAGTCAGAATTTGGCGACTACCAATATCGTCGACAAGGAAATTTAGTTTATATTTCCAATCAGAAAATAGTGTTGATTGGAAATTTTGTAACTAAACAATTAGTCTCATTCAAAACCTATCGCATTTATCCATTTACTTATTATTATGAAAATTTACATATTAAAATTCATGCTACTACAAAACTCAAGTACAGAGGTCCATATGTCAAGTGTAAATTTGCCGAATTTGGATGTGATGAAAAAATTGTTATTAAAACATCAAGTGATCAACAATGGTTTGATTTCAATAAATATTATGAATTTAACAAAGATATTTATATCTTTGTTAATTGGTTCACAGTGTTGTTTATGGACTTACTCGGCAAGCGATTTCAAAATGCTGAACAGGTTGCACAATCGATTTGGCAGCGATTTCAAACTCATTTGATTTGAGAACAAATGACTGAATCTAGTGTTTATTTAAAATAGCAACTATGTTCCGACGGCAGAGAGGACAGGTGTGGAGTGTTTGAGTACATTCCTTGTGACAACAAGTGTGTCCACAATCATAAAAGATTGTATCAATTCCTTTTTCCAAGCAGATCAAGCATTCTTCTTGTGAAAAGATTTTCTTTAAATTAATGATATATGTCTCCATTTGAGAATCAACATATTTTGGATTAATTGTTGACCTCGTTCAACAAGTTCGTCACATGAGATTGGTGTTAAAAATTCAACACCTTTGTGAATTGACATAGAAAGACAACACAATTGCCCATTTTTATTGGCTGAAACATTATAGTCATAATTTATTCCAGTGAATCCCATAGTTTCACGCATTTCTCTTCCCTGTGTGACAGTACAAGCGATAGATTGCCGAATCATTGAATCATCTATCTTTTGAGGTGTTACTGCTTCGTTGAAGAGGTCTCATCCATCTGTTTCTACATCTTCCTCTTCTTCCATATTCATAGCAGAGCAGCCCACTGGATGATGGGACCCATCATAATCAAGATGAGATACAAATCCTCGGGAAGATTGGTGTCCATCATATGCCAACCCTCGGCATAAATGGGTGCCATTATATATTAATCTATTTGTTTTGATCACAAAATGTTATCTTTAATCCAATAGGTGTCCTGGAATTTTTCGACTAATTCTGGGGCATTTTCTGAGGGGTTACGGCTATGTAGAAATAAGTTCCCGCAGGTTTGTATGGAGTCATTATTTCAGCATCACCAACAGTTAATTTGTCACCAGTAGTTACATTTAATACGGGTGACAGAATCATTGTTCGATTAGTGGATTAAATATGATTGTCTTTCATGTAATTCATTGACTCGGTTGAGACCACCCTTACCGAGACCCGGGTCAACATCTTCTACAGCGGTATTATTTTTCATAATATCCACCTTAACTAGTCCCAAATCAGTTAAATTTGTGATTACAAATTTAAACTCTTGATTATCTTCAGTTATAATTCCTTGAAAATCCGCGAAAGTTCTGTCTGATCGAGGGGGCATAATGATTTTTGTATTTGATTGATCAGCGCATTTGATTGAAATTGCAGCTAATGGTATACCTCTGCTGGAATAAAATACCAAACTCTCATATTTACATTGATATGAGTAAGATGTATCATTGTGATGTTGGGTCGCTAAAATTGAAAATCTCCCATCAAGTAGTGACATTTATATGATATTTGTCAATTATTGATTATATTGACAAATATCAAATTTTTAACTAAATTTAATCTTTTGTTCAATATCAAAGATTGCTTTTGGTTACATTATAGATTATAATTATTTAATGATATATTTGTTCAATAACCCTAATTTTTTCAACAAAAATAAATTTCTGGGATTTTCCATAATTTGCTTCTTCTTATTAAGATAGATATTTTTCCCATCTGGTGTGGATGTAACAATCTGAGCTGGTGTATCGATATCAGAGAATTTTGAAGTTTTTTCCACTACTATATTTTGATATTCTTTTTTTATAATATCGACGATAACATTGTAACCATTGATGAGTTGTTCCCAATAACGACCTCCCGTAATGATTACATTACCTTCCTGGAAAATTAGAAACGATATTTCCTTGCATAAACATTTAGTGTTTTTCTTTTTCCCGAGAGATTTACATTTCGGATCACATAATATCCGACTTATATATTTGACATTGATACCTTGGTAGTTACTCGGTTCAAATTTGGCTGATGCAATGATGCCGTCCGCTTTATATTTATTATTTAGTATTTGTGTAAAAATTTCACGATTATTTTGGAATCCACAATTGAACATTGTGTTATAATTTTCGACAGTAACATCAAAATCTTTGTTAAAATTATTCATATCGAAGGTCAATGGTAGAGTCTCTGATTGGAATTCATACAAATGTTGAATAATGATACGGATTGGATTATTTATTTGGTTTAATTTTTCGAGAAATGTGTTATTTGGGAAATATAAATGACAAATATTAAATACCTGGATCATACGCAGATATCCATCTAAATCTTTTGGATGGTCATATTTAATTATTTCATTTCTAACCAAATCAGCCACATCAATTGCACTCTCAATGAATTTTTCGACGAGTTTTTTGTTCAAAACAATATCCAATCTCAAATCGAGATTAATTCCGTACAGTGAGAAAAATTTTAGGAAAATCAAATAATTTTTGCTGATATATTTTAAATATGCAGCAATATTTTCAAAATGATCACTAAATTTGGAATTTTGAATGATTTGATATGTCCCTTCCAGAGATTTTATTTTATTTTTTAAAGCATTGACTGCATATTTTCCTTCTTCCTTAGACAACCCTCCTGTAATGACTATTTTCCCGTTTCCGAATATTTTCAAATTTAATTTTTTTTCGCTGTTTTGTTGTTTGACAATAACCGTACACTGATTTGAAAAATCTTTACGTGACAATTTTTTTCCCTGTTTTGCATTTTTTTTATGTGATTTAGGTTTTGTTTTGATAGAACCTTCTTCGACAACACCCAGTAATTTTTTACCAATTATTTGTTCATCTAAAACCAACTTTTTCGCAATTAAGTCCAGATTTAAATTACAATTCAAATATGTTTTGCATGTCACGATAATTAATTTCAGGTTGTCTGGTTGTGGCATGATATGTAATTTATCTGGCTCATCCTCTACCACATCGATAATATTAGATATACCTTCTTCATTATCAGAATCCATGTTGATGAGTATTAATTGTATGAATAATAATAATAAATATCCATCAAATTTTCAAAAATTGATGAATTTTATCCAATACCATATTGACGATTTTTATCAAAAATGACAGACAAATTATGTGGAAAACTAATTGTTATTACCGGTTGTATGTTTAGTGGAAAATCAAGTGAGCTACAGAGACAAGTTAGACGAATGGATTTGGCCGGTAAAGATTGTTTAATCATCAAGCATGCCAATGATACGAGATATGGGAAAAACAATGAGTGTTGTACACATGATCTAAAAACTATGCCAGCTGTTCCAGTCAAGTGTTTGTGGGATATCAAAGAAAAATGTCAAGAATATGATGTGATTGCTGTGGATGAAGCACAATTTTATTTGGAAATTGTGGAATTTGTCGAGGAGTTGGTCGAAAAAATGAATAAAATTGTCATTATCGCTGCACTTGACGGAACATACGAAGGAAAACCATTCGGGCGAGTGGCCGAATTACTGCCACTAAGTGATCAATTTATTAAATTGTCTGCAGTATGTCGCAATTGTGGAAACGACGCACCATTTACGGTGCGTCGCCCTGATTTTACTGATCAACAAGGTGTTATTGAAGTCGTAGGTGGGGCAGACTTATATGAAACAGTGTGTCGCCAATGCAGGCGACACCGAAGCAATATAGATCTGTAATCTTTATTGCTCAAATAATAAACTTTTAAGTTCTTCGACTTTGTCGAGTTTTTCCCAAGTAAATAGTCCGTTGGACGCTTCTCGCCCAAAATGACCGTATGCCGCAGTTGGTTGGTAAATAGGTCTTAATAAATCCAATGTTTTAATTATACCGCTTGGAGTACAATCGAACATTTGTCTAATAACTGTCTCAATCTTCTCCTCTGGAACAATATTTGTGCCATATGTATCAATCATAATTGATACTGGGTATGGTACACCAATGGCGTAAGCTAATTGTATTTCACATTTTACACAAGCACCTGTCGCAACAATATTCTTAGCAATGTAACGAGCCATATATGCAGCAGATCTATCGACTTTAGATGGATCTTTGCCACTAAAAGCTCCTCCACCGTGTCTCCCCATACCTCCATATGTATCAACGATAATTTTTCGGCCAGTTAGACCAGAATCTCCGTTCGGTCCGCCAATAACGAACCGTCCTGTTGGATTAATATAATATTTAATGTAGTCGGTAAGCATACCAGTGGGTTCAATTACTGGTCTAATAATTTGGTCAATAATGGTGTTCTTAATAGTGTCATAATCAACATCATCATCATGTTGATGGGAAACAACAATGGTATCAATTCTTTGGGGTTTACCATTTTCATATTCAATTGTCACCTGACTTTTGGCGTCGGGCCGCAACCATTTGATCGCACCTGATTTACGTAAATCTCTGGCTCTCTCAAGGATTTTATGTGATAAAATGAGAGTCATCGGCATATATTCTGGTGTTTCATTCGTCGCAAAACCAAACATGAGTCCCTGATCACCCGCACCTTGCTGCCCTTCAAATTCTTTTAATCCAGTACCAAGAACACCTTGTGATATATCAGTGGATTGTGCATGTATCGTATTGATGACGGCCATTGATGCATAATCAATACCATAATCAGCATTAACATACCCAATATTTTTCACGACACCTCTAACTATTTCCTGAAAATCCACGTGTGCACTTGTCTTTATTTCACCACCAATTAAAACCATACCAGTTGTTGTGAATGTCTCACAAGCTACATGTGAGATCGGATCCTGTCTTAAACACGCATCAAGTATGGCATCTGATACTTGATCGGCTAATTTATCAGGATGTCCTTCACTTACGGATTCTGATGTGAATAAGTGTGCTCTTCTCGTCATTAATGACAATAAATATGAGTTAAATTACTAAGTATATTTACCAAAATATTAAGATTTATTACATACCATCAATAATGACATTATCATTATTGATGTCATTATTGATGTCATTAAAAATGATTGACTAACGATACAGGAATTAATTGATTTAATATCAAACGTCAACACGATGCTGAAAATGTTCAAATATTTCTCGATACTGTTACGAAGTGTCAAGGTGATCAATATCCTGTGTCAGAGTCAATTGTTTACGATCGACTTCAATTAACACCTATTCAGCGATATGATAGTATGAGTGTATCTGTCGTCAATTGACGACAGATACACTCATACTATCATATGTTTAAACATGGATTTCAGGTCATGGGACTCAATATGGCGTGTCATTCCCAACCAGGTGGAGCGTTATGGATGGTTCTTACACACAAGAAGAAAATTGTTTTCGAAGGAGCAATTACTTCAAATCTTTAATACATCAACTATATCCAATTCCAGAAGCAGGGTGTATTTATACACATCTTATCACCGTTATTAAAGTTAAGGATTATAAAATGCTAGACGTACCATTTACGGTCTCTATGGTCGCTTGTGCTGCCATTAGACATCAAAAAGTAACGCAATACGGCACGTACAATGATCCTAATGACCGCCACTTGATGAAGCACAAAATTGAACAAATTTTCCAAATAGGTTATCAAAATAACAAAGATAACCTAATACTTGGAGCATTAGGTAATCCTCCACAGGTAGTGGCTAATATCTTCAATGAGGTAATTCATGAGTATCATCAATGTTTCAAATATATCATAGTTGCAGTCAAAAGTTATAAAGATCCTAATTATGACATATTTTCGCGAATCATCAAGCAATATTAATTCTTGTTATTTTTTATGAGCGCATAAATGTAATAAGGTCCTTTACCTTTCTTTTGCGCTGACTCTAAAAAATTAGTGACATGAACATTATTTCTCATGAATCCAAAATTACACATTAAATCATGACATAAATCCTTTGCGTCTATCTTTGTATTGATTTTGTACAGTAAATGTAAATTTCCTTTAAATTGACCAATTTTCGCAACACGTAAAGTTTCTTCTGGGTCATTAGTAAACCCAATGTAATGTATCTTGTCGTATCCAACCATTTTGAGCGTATATGAACAACTATCGTGTGCAACCATTTTGTTATAATCAGTGACACGTCCTTCACAATATTCCCTGCGAATCATTGTATATGTATATGTATATGGCAGATTTAATTCACATATTATTGACGAATTGTATAAATTTACATAAGTACATAATAATTATATTACACAAGTATCTTAATGTCGAATATTTTGCGATTAAGAATAGTAGACAAAGATTGTTTGAGTGAAGGAACAACCATTATAACTGCTCAGGACCCTCCGGAACCACAAAAACCGAAGAGAGGGCGTCCTCGTAAAAATCCATTACCTGCCAATCCTCCTTCAAATCCTGACACTATTATCGTGGCTAAACGACGTGGTCGTAAAAGAAATGTTGATAAGATAAATAATGCGACAGATGTTCAGAAAAAACCAATTGATAGTGTTGTACTGCCACTGATCACTAAAAATTTCATTGTTCAATTAAAAATAAAAGCAAGTGACTTGGAAAAAATTCAAACTCAATTTATCAATAAAAGCAAAAAAATTGGCTATGATGACATTAATCATCAATACAATCTGACAGGCAGGGAGGAATTGCCGGGAAAATGTGAGATTGGTAAAACTAACAATTCTGAAGAAAAATATAACTTTAATGATTTTTATAATCTCCTCAATAAACTCGAGATGCCATTGATTCCTGTGGGCCAACAAATATCAGAAAAAATGTTACCACATATACCGAATCTTTATCAGAATATTGTCATACCAATTTTACCGGAAAATGTTCCCGTCAATCTCTTTGATGATCATAAAGAGAATTCAACAAGTTCGGAAAATTCCGAACCATTAGAAACATTCAGGAACACCGATAATTTATTATTACCTTTATTGGATAATGACGGTAAATGGCCAGAAAAATCACCATATGCATGTTGGAATTGTGATACATACTTTAGTGGTACACCACTCGGTATACCAGATAAGGAAGTTGATGATAAATTTCACTGTTATGGTAATTTTTGTTCATTTAGTTGCGCGGCGAGATATTTGTCTGATCGTGAAAATACTATTGATTTTTGGGAAAAATACAGCTTATTATGTACCATTTATCAAATAGCATATAATTTGACCCCTGAAACTAAAGTTCCCATCGCTCCACCAAAGGAAACATTGATTAAATATGGTGGTAAATTAACTTATGAGAACTATCATGATGCATCTAAACTAGATCAAGATGTAATGATCTATAAATTACCATTAATACCTATTTTATTACATATTAGTGAACTTTCTCGTTCTGCCAATATTAACACAATTATTCAGACGAATAACCAAAAACAAACAAAAATCGCCAATAAACAATCTAAGACGAAGAAAATTATACCAGTCGATCCTATGAGAATTTCGCAGGCTGAAGCCAATATTAAACAAAAAACACAGACCCTTCTACAAGCAAAGTATACTCTTGACAAGTGTCTGTGCAGTGATGAAAAAAAATAAATAGAGAATCCGTCTATAATATATATAGATAACATTCGTATATGTTATCTATATATATATGGGTAAAATTATCACTAGTTTCGATATAGGTATTCGCAATTTGGCTTACTGTACCATGGAATATTGTCCAAAAAATATTTCTGGGAATCAATTCATAATTCATGATTGGAATGTCATTGATTTATTGAAAAACGACGCAGTTGACTCCAAAAACAATAAATGTCAAGTCAAATACAAATCTGGAAAGAAATTTGGTCAAATTTGCGGAAAACCCGCTCATTATTATCATAAGGAAGATAAAAATGTCACTAATTTATGTAAAATACATTCTAAATCATATGATTCATCACAACTGTCCAGATTATACACCATGTTAAATATAAACCTCTTTGAATTGGCACGTTTGGCAGTTAATCAGCTAAATAAGGTAGATTTTAACCACAGTGAGGAAATTATTTTCGAATCGCAACCATCCAAGAATCCAAAGATGAAAAATTTTTCAATGATTTTATTTAATTACTTCATCATAAAATATATCGCGGAAAAACCTGAAAATGAACAACGATTAAAAGATGTTAAATTCGTGAGTTCTCGAAATAAATTGACAGTTTATGATGGTCCATATGTCGAATGTCATCTTAAAAATCAACATGCAAGAAACAAATTTTATGGTAAAATATATTGCCGACACTTGATTCGATATAATCTTGATCGATTAAATTTTCTCAATACATTCAAGAAAAGTGATGACTTGTGTGATTCTTTTCTACAGGGTGCTTGGTATCTCATTAATGGATACCACACCACATTTCAATTAACGGACACTGATGACGACACTGATAGTAATAATGACAATAATGACAACAATGACAATAATGACAACAATGACAATAATGACAACAATGACAATAATGACAACAATGACAATAATGACAACAATGACAATAATGACAACAATGACAATAATGACAACAATGACAATAATGACAACAATGACAATAATGACAACAATGACAATAATGACAACAATGACAATAATGACAACAATGACAATAATAATGATAATAATGATAATAATGATAATAATGACAATAATGATAATAATGACAACAATGACAATAATGACAATAATGATAATAATGACAACAATGACAATAATGACAACAATGACAATAATGACAACAATGACAATAATAATGATAATAATGATAATAATGATAATAATGACAATAATGACCACATTCATGCTCAAGGAAACAATGAATGTAAATTAGTGTTAAAGTTAAAAAAATCGCTGACAGGGAAAGAGTTATTACACAATATACGGGACAATCAATCAACTGCTAAAATAAAAACAGATTACAACTTGAACAAATACAGACAACTGAAACGTGGTTGTAAACCACGAGTAGATTGTCAAAAATATACCTTATCAAACATCAAATATGTCATTGATCATAATCAGTATGATGTGACAAATAAGAATTTATTATCATCTATGCGATATTATTTTGGTAATGCAATGGATTCAATTATTCCACAAAAATAAATACATTGTAAGGCGTTTAAATAGATATTATTATAAGTTTTCTATAAAATATAGTTAAGTTGTTAGATGTCCCAAACAAATATGGTTAAAATGAAAACATCCGACATTGTTGAGAATCTGATGAAGGATAAACCTGTCCAACAACCAATCAGTAAATTTGTTCAATCAAAAGCGTTACCTACTCTACAAATAAAAAAACCTGACACTAAAGGACCCGTTAAATCAATCAATTTCAATGAACCTTCAACACAAAAGCAAGAATCTGCAACTCATTTGGGAACGACCAACACCGAATTGATAGATAAGAGTATTAAAATCATGCAAGAAAATAGAGATACAACTAAGAAAGTAGATGTTGTGAAAGATAAAAAACCAACCATATCTGGTAATGGACCCCAAGTCAATCCATCTCCTGGTAATGGACCCCAAGTCAATCCATCTCCTGGTAATGGACCCCAAGTCAATCCATCTCCTGGTAAAGATAATCTGCTTGACACAGAGGATATTGACGAAGAAGATATTGATGACATGTATGATGTTGACGACGATGATGTCGATGCCAGTGATACTGTTGCTAAAGAAGATCAAGCTGTGACAAAATCAAAAAACCCAGAACAGGAAATTAATGTTGATCCTAAAAAAATCTTTCTAAAAGACAACCAACCCAAACCGGTCAATTTACCGACTCCACCTAAAGATGTAGTTATACCACCAAACATCGATTTTGGTCTCAATAAAATCATCAACAAAGATGTACTTGATGTCATTTCTGGGGATGAACGTGAAGATGATGAAGAAAGGGCAAAAAAAATGTTTCAACAACCAACAACTAAAAAGTCAGGTAATGTAACTAAAGATCCCAATCTAAATCTTAATCAGTCTCCCTTTGCTGTTGAAACAGGTACAGGTAAGAATACTGGTGAAACGGATAAGGATGGAGATCTGGTTGGCGACGATGATATTGATGATATTGATGATATAGATATTGATGATACGGATATTGGATATGATGAGGGAGATGTTACCGGTGATGACGGTGACGGTGATGGCGATGGTGATGATGGTGATGATGGTAATGATGGTGATGATGGTGATGATGGTGATGATGGTGATGATGGTGATGATGGTGATGATGGTGATGATGGTGGTGATGGTGATGATGGTGATGATGGTGATGATGGTGACGACGGTGATCAAAGTAATGGGAATGTGTCAGGTAAACAATTTTCTGAAAATGGAAAACAAAATGAAGATAATACATCATCTATCCTTAATATTGGAGCCGTTGATGAAGAAGAATTAAAAAAGAAAGATCACAGAAAATTAACAAGACAAGAATTAAATGTCTTGAAAAGAAAAGAATTAACAACACTGGAAAGATTGGAGAAAAAGGGCTATAAACCATGCAAAAAGTTCAGTATGGTTGACAAATTAGATGAAATTATTGCTGAAAGAGAAAGACTTGAAGATGATAAAGGATGTGAAGATAGTGTTAAATGGCAGAGAAAGATGTTGATGGGTGCTTCAACAGGAATTGAATATTTAAATAAGGTATATGATCCTTTCGATTTGAAACTAGAAGGGTGGTCTGAGTCAATTTATGAAAATATTAATGAATATGACGATGTGTTTGAAGAACTATACCACAAATATAAAAATAAAGTAAAAGTTGCACCAGAAATCAAATTGATCGGTATGTTCGCAGGTAGTGCCTTAATGTTTCACTTTTCAAAAACATTATTTAGTAAAGCATCCGATCAGGTACCTGGGTTTGAAGATATTATGCGTGATAACCCTGGACTTAAAACTGCATACGAGGACGCTGCACTAAAGAAAATGAACATGAGTGGTAACCAAGCTAACACACCAATCGGTTCGATGATAGGAAATTTCTTCGGTAATCCTATGTTGGGTAATATGCTTGGTGGATTAATGGGTAAACAACCATCAATGCAACCGCAGCAGCAACAACAGCAACAACAGCAACAACAGCAACAACAGCAACAACAACCACAACCACATCAACAAACACAACCACATCAACAAACACAACCACATCAACAAACACAACCACATCAACAAACTCCATTTAGACCTCCTCAACAACAGACTCAGTTCAGACCTCCTCAACAGCAAACACCATTCAGACCTCCGCAACAACAGCAAACACCATTCAGACCTCAACCACAACAACAACAGCAACAGCAATCCAAACAGGCTCAAATGACTGGGAATGTTATTATTCCTAAAACTCAAACAGCACCACATATTCCATCTACCAACCAAGAGAAAGCAGTCAATGTTGAAATAGATGGTCCATCAGGCGTGGATGATTTATTGAAATCACTGACAAAAGGGACCAATGCAGATCTGACCGAATTACAGTTGAGTGATGCTGATACAACTGGAGAATTATCAGAAATTGGTAGTAATATTAAAACTGTTTCTTTCCACAACAAGAGAACCACAAAAGCTGGTAACTCAAAAAAATTAAATCTTAAATTACAATAAATACATATGTCTACTATGACTCATCAGCAAACATCGGTAATCTTGACAACACTACCTTCTTTGAAAATTTTAATTGTTCCATCTGCTAATGTGATTTGTAATTCTTTGACAACACCATGATATGGATCAGTAAATAATGTATTTGATACAGTGAACTGTGGGTATCCTTGACTGAATTGATTTTTGACAATTGTTGTCACGTCAATAAATTTAGTATTTAAACCATATGATGCCTTACTTATGTTAGATACATTAATGATATTGGTACTGGTCGGATTCAAACTCGTGACACTGACGACTGTATGTTCTGGATAAACAAGAACGGATCCATTATTGAAAATAATCCTGAGTTCCTTAACAACACCACGATATGGATCTCCAAAATATTTATTATCGACGACCATTTGAGTATTGCCTGTACTAAAATAATCTAAGAAAATCTTAGTTACGTTAGTATATTTGTTGTTTTTCCCATATAAAACATTTTTAATATTTGTGATATTCACTTCTGTATCAGATATGGTTCGGATTGTCCACAAATCGAATGTGTAGTTTGAATTACACATGTATGTATATGGGATGTAACAATATCCGTGGTCTCCCCAATTTGCGCCCCACGAATTGCGAACAATGAAGCATTTTATTCCATCGTCATAACCAACGCATGCCATACAATGACCACCCAGTAAACTTTCTTTCACACCAGGTACTGGAACGAGTCCTGTACTGCCAACATTTTCAAATGATGTATAGAGTAGAATACCAAAGATGAATGGAAACCCATCAATAATACATTGTTTCATCTGGTTAATATCAAGTAAAACCCGAGTGTACGCTTTAACTAAATGTTGAGTTCCACTTAAATAAGCTTGACTAGAGGGTTTATTTGCAAATTGGTTGATAATATACGGCCATATTGATTCGGGACATGCGCCTTGTTTATTGACGCTAGTCAGTGCATCTCGAATAGATGTTCCACTATCAATATTAACTGTATTCTCAATGACCCGAGTATTGTAATAAATAAATAAACGTGATGGTGTAAATTGGTGTGTGAATCCATATTTGACTTGATCAAATTGTATACTAAATGCTGTTCCGTTTGCGACACAAGAACCAAGATTACCTTGATTATAAATACTTGGACAATTCAATCTTAGATCGACTTTTGGAACAGCTGCTAAAGCAGTCTGATCAATTGTTTGACATAAAATATAATCGCGATGATCAATCACATCTTTCTTACAAGTGTATAAATGCTGATCACCTCCTTGCCGGGTCAATTTTTTCTTGTATTTTATAATTTTGTTCTCATATTTCTGAATTTTTGACTGATAATGTTTTGTGTCTCTCATTATTACTATATAATAATGAGAGACAATTTGTGGGATTTTATTTATAATTTCGAAATTGTCAAATAATTTCAACTACATTAACGACCAATTCTTCCGGAATATGTGTTCATGATCGGACGTGATTGCGGTTGTTGCTGTGGTTGTTGCTGTGGTTGTTGCTGTGGTTGTTGCTGTGGTTGTTGCTGTGGTTGTTGCACCGATGTCGGCGTTTGTAGTGTATCAACATTACTGCGAACAAGTATGACATAAATAATTGCAATAATCATCGCAATCATACACAGGAAAAATGCATCAGGTTGAGTGAGACACACATATGATATGTCAGGAAAACATTCCATGCTATCATAATAAGTGTTAATAAATATAGGGTGCTCATACAGGTTATATATACATTATTCCACACAATAATTTTTCGGAATATTATTTCGATGAAAATAATATTCTTCATTTGTAATATCAAGATGATCATATGGGAATCTTTGAATAATTCAGGAAATTTATTTGATAGCTCACGAACCAGACAATATCAGATTAATCGATAAATATGAGACATTCTGATATGAACCACTCAATTCACATTGCAGTAAATCATTAGTTGATATTGCCCACATTCCAGTTCCCTTGCTATTGATATTATTGGGTGATATTGACATAGGCAATAAATCAGTCAATGAATTGGTATATTCATCATATGTGGATTTTTGATTATTAGTGTTAAATCACCTACAACGGGAATGGTTGTCACCATAATCCAATTAGTAATGGATCCATTAAATGGTGGTGTGCCGCAACATTTGATACCTGTTTTAAGATTATCTCCATTTTCATCTAAAATAATGGGTATAACTGAAACTAACGTTGATTTATCACCATCTGGTCCTTTATCCCCAGTGACCCCTTTGTCTCCGATTGGTCCCTTATCACCCAATGGTCCTTTATCACCCTTATCACTTTTATCACCGAGTGGTCCTTTATCGCCAACAGGTCCTTTATCACCCTTATCACCAGTATCTGCTTGAGGATACTTATTTGTACTAGAATGTTGGCAAATACACACTGGTCCTACTGGTCCTACTGGTCCTACTGGTCCTACTGGTCCTACTGGTCTCACAGACCCCTTGGGTAAATTATGTTGTAATTTTGTATTCTTCTGTTTTTTCCTTGTCATCTTTATGTTTTTTTGTCATCTTTATGTTTTTTGTCATCTTTATGTTTTCTCCCCATGTCAATATAAATGTATGTAACATTTTAGTAAATTCGACAATCGTTGAGATATCAAATTTTTCATAAAAACTAATTTCTGATTATGTCAAATAATGAACTATTCTCTTTCATCATCGAGGTAATTTTTAAGCATTGTTAAAATAATTTGGCTGGATAATCGAGATCTGTAAATATCTGGGCTATAGTTATAGCCTTAGCAAATTTATAAAATTGTTTCGTTGCTCCACCGGTTCCTGGTTCATAATTATATACTCTCACATTGATCATATCTGGTGCTGACCGGATTTTTCCTATAGTATATTGTTGCGAAGGTATGTGTTCAATTTCTCGAACATAGTCTCCAATAAATGTATGATTATCAATGTTAGAAAATGCAATGTTTCCATCTAATACATTTTCGCACAGGTTAGAAAAACGTGCTCTTGCCGTCATATTTACTGTATAATAATTAAATACTTAAATAGTTAAGAGTCGATTAGTTATTTATATATGTTTCGATTTCATCTTTAATTTTATTTTGGTTAAAATTGTGCATAACAACACAAAATATGACGGCTATCAGAACTGCCGCATACCAATCTTGTGATCCTATAATGATAATAGATATCAAAATAATAAACATAAACATACTACTATTGAGTAATTTATACATAAAGTTAGGTAATGTTTGATAAGCAGTAGAACAATAGAGCATTAATATCACAAATAAAAATATGTAAAAATACTGGCTTGAAAGCATTCGTTTAATATCTAGGTCATTGATGTATGTGGTTATATTATACATCAAATTATGTATATATTAAACATATATATATATAAATTCTGAATTTATTAGATCTAATTTCATAGTGTATAACCATAGAATTTTATCTAAAATATGTACTCCAAAAACATCTGAATATCTATTCAGATCACGACCACAGGAAATCAAAATTAAAGATCATAGATCATTGAGATACACGGATTCCATCATAAGCATATAGTGAATATCTTATGAATTGGGACAAAAAGATTTTAAGATTGCAAATTATATTTATCTTATAATATATCTATATAACTGATGCCGGCTGGTATAACTGAGGCATATCTGTCTCCATTTGATAAAACCAAACCATCCAGTCACATGCATGATGCGAATTCATTCACGAGAAGTTCTAGCACACAATCTCTTCGGAATGAATATTATAATCCAAATACTCCCCAAACAATGGGTGAATTTAACACAAACTATCAAATACATGATACACAGAACAGAAAATTACCTGATTATACACCATATGTGAAATATCCCACACTACATCCTGCAGCTAACTATCATTTATCAAATATGGTTGATTATCGCCCTCCAGATGATAAAGAGACAAACAATGGAGGGGATCCTCATCGAGGAGCAGGTTGGATCCAACCACACGAAGAATCATATATGGTTGCAGATAAATCAGATACAATTCAAGACACCCATACTCAATCAGAATGTGATGATTTGATCAATAAAGTTCTAACCAATAAATACTGTCGGCGTATTTTGAAAAAATTGTTACTTGATGATGATGACGAAAGTGATTTGGTTTCAAAAACTCATACTAAAAACAAATTACCGCCCTTCAAAAAAATTGTTGAAGGATTCAGTACAAACACTTTCTCATTTGAACCAGAAATAGTTAAAAATATCATTATTTATGGTCTGATGGGTTTATTGCTCTTATGTATTCTTGATTTAGTTTTTAAGATCGGCCAACTCATCAAGAAATAATCTGACAACAGGATACATTTATGTGGCATTGATATTAATTGGTATAATATCTGTGACACCTGGTTTATATTCCATTACAGCAACGTGTTGCGAATGAGACTTTGCCCCTTTCTTTTTCTTCTTAGTTGTACTGGTACTACCATCTGGAGAAGTAATGGTCATAATTGTGAACGGTTGTACGCTATCTTGTCGTGTATACACTGTGTTCGTGAAATGATTATGATATTGATTCATATCGACATCATGTGGTCGCCATGAAATATAAATAGCTTGCTTATCTGGCAACCAATCAATTTTGAGACCATTCTTCTTAAGTGATGTAATGAGATAAGTAACTAACTCTATATAATTATATGGTGGTTTTCCCATCACAAAAGGAGGTGGTTCAAACAAACAATCTTGTTTTTTAAATTCAGTATTATATTTCCTTATTTTATTATGACAACTTTTTAGAATATCATCGAACACTCTGAGCCGATTCTCCTTAGTTGTCTCATGACGTAGGGTCAATTCATCTAGATTCAGTAATAAATCACTCATAACTTATTTGATATGTATATACATATCAAATAAATTTTATATCTCAATTTGTCGTGAAATTGTATAGATATATGACACACATTATTAAATAATTGTAATTAATGCAAAATCAACCAATCGAAATGGTACCTGATAACCCCAAAAATTTACCTGATAACCCCAAAAATTTACCTGATAACCCTAAAAATTTACCTGATAACCTCAAAATGATACCTGATAACCCCAAAAATTTATCTGATAACCTCAAAAAAATAAACAAATTAGTCCTCTCTGGTGGAGGCTTAAGGGGATGTGTTTACATTGGTATACTCAAATATTTGGAAGAAAAGAATATTATACAAAAAATCGACTGTATTGGTGGTACATCTATTGGCGCGTTAGTTGGTGTATTAGTTACAATGTCTTACACATCCATAGAATTAGAACATACTATCAGGGACTTCGAATATACACAATATAATTCTGTTAATTTGTGTCATCTATTCGTGCATTTTGGTATTGATACATTTGAGAAAATTATGGAATTTATTGTGGCACTTTTCACGAGAAAAAACTATCCCCCATATATTACCTTTGCTGATCTGTACACTAAAACGAATAAACATTTGATCATTAATGCAGTCTGTCTTAACACTCACGAAAATACCATTTTTGATTATCAATTAACACCAAATATGCCAGTAATCACTGCAATGAGGGCTTCCATGACGTTACCGTTTATTTTCGGATCTGTCAAATATAACGGATTGACTTATGTTGATGGCGGCTTATTGAATAATTTCCTGATTGATTTACCTATTTTTAAAAATAACCCTGACACAGTTCTAGGTATTAATTTACATAATTCCTTGGGGTTTTCTGTCAGGGAAATACAGACTCTTGACCAATATGTAATTAATTTATTCTCATGTCTGTATGATGCCTACATTAAGTTATCAATCAACACACTGAAATATTCTCATATTATTTCGATTATTGCACCAAAATTCAACACATATGATTTCACGTTAACTAATGATGACAAACAATTTCTGGTCGATTTGGGTTATCGCAAAGTATCTGAACATTTTGCCAATTTAGACCAATGTACAGTAAATGTGGCACCTCTGCCAAAAATCAGACAATTGTTGGAAAACAAACAAGTTGATGAAGCACTTCATATGATTGATCAGTTAATCATAGAAAATAAATAATTGATCCAAAATGAATTGATATATTTGGTTTGATCAAAAATTTATCAATACAAATGAATTTTAAGATTGTTTTGACCAACTTTAAAATTGACGGGACTGTGAGTGAATTGGAACTCACATTGAGTCATAAAGAGCGGCGGTTAGCCCATGAATTATGTGAAACAATGGGTCTCTATTCACTTAGTTCAGGTCCCCAAAACAACGGGATTTTAATTGTATCCAAAACGCCAGTTATCTGTGAATTTGAAATAAATGATGAGGAGTGACAGATATTTATCAAAAATACAGGCATACCAATACCTGTTTGGAGAGAACCTTACTTCACATATTTCGTCCACTTATATGGGGATATGAATCTGAGGCGCTTTATGACAAATTTAGGCAAACACTCAGGATATTACAGTCTAGAAAGAGACAATTCATCTCATATACTTATGAGTTGATGAAGAATGTGTGTGATAGTATCAAAATCAACCATTGTAACAGACTCTTGTGGATGATAAAACATTTGTGTGTGGTGAAGTTCCTGACAAAGTCTCAATTTATGTTAGAAATGATAAACTATATCCCGAATATTATATCAGTCATGATATAATTAAAGCCAATTTTAATGTATTGAGATTTATGATCAACAATTAACATCTAATTGTGATACATGGGAAGAATTTATAATAAAATTTACAGATTTGGATTTTCGCTATTGCTAAATATTTTAGGCAAGCATGCATCGGTCAACTTAAACTGAGTAAGTTTGCCACAATTCAACTATATCTACTGTCGTCGTTATACTCTATTATTAAGGATAGCTGTCAGGTATTGGGACGCACTGGTAATGATGAATTGATTATTTCTGTTACGAAAATGATATCCCTAAGACATATCTACAGCTCACCCAATTAATTAATCAATTACCAACAAATATGAAGAATATTTGGCGTATAGAAATATTCTCATTAGAGCCAATTAAAACATTAAATGTATTTGTTAAAAAAACATACAATGTGGAAAATATATCAATCATCTGTAAAACTCGAATCACCAATATAGAGAAAGATTTTCACGCACAAGCTTATAAAACAGTCACTAATCAGGAATTTCATGCATATGATTTTAAAACGATGAAAGATCATTACCTGATCACATATGGGGATAAATACATTTTCTAAGTATAAATATTTGGAATATATATTAGAAATATACATATATTTCTAATGTATATGTACATAGTAACATGTCATACATATTGGCGTTAATTGATGTTCAGGATAGTTATAATTGGTCACGAAACGAGAATAATGAGTAGGCTTTGGTTGGAATATTGGACCGCGTAATGGATGCGATTCAAGATAAAGCATATATATATATATATATTTATTATTGAATTAAATCCACAAGATCATGTACTCGGTGGTAGTACCGTACGAGAAATCGTGGGTTTCCTAAAAGATTATGAAAATAAATCCATTTTTGTTTCCAAAAAAACAAGATAAAAGTAGAGATATCATGAGGGAAATACAATCAAAAAATATTAAAGTAAAGTATGTTGAGTTGTCAGGTGTTAATGCAGATGAATGTATTTTAGAAACAGCTCGCGGCGGACTGAAGATTCAACAATTTCCACTGATAAGAATCGGTCCCATTTTCACATTCAATTATGAAGATTAACGGGAATTATATAACAGCTTTTGTTGGTCCATAGAAGAATTAGAAAAATTGGGTGTTGAAATATCATCTACTGCTCATGGTACTTACAAAGATTACATGGAATTCCTCAAAGACTATGAAGATGAAGATGAAGATGAAGATGAAGATGAAGATGAAGATGAAGATGAAGATGAAGATGAAGATGAAGATGAAGATGAAGATGAAGATGAAGATGAAGATGAAGATGAAGATGAAGATGAAGATAAAAATGGTTATTAGTAACAATCAAAAGAGACAATATGGTCAGGGGCTCTCACATCAATGTCAATGTATTTTGGGATCAGGTGCAAAGAAAGGAACATTATGTACAAATTACGCAAAATGGGAAATATTGTGGTTGGCACAAACGTCAATGGATGTTAAGATCTCAACATACTTTTTAAAATGGTAGTATATTACGTTATAACACGTATTAATATATGTTATAACGTAATAATTTTAATAAAATATCATTTAACTATCAATGAAGCCTTCCAATGCTTCTAATGTTCTATCCCCCTCAAATGTTTCAACTTTGTCTTGTTTAATTTTCATAATTGTTGGGAACCCTTTGACACCAAATTTGGTCGCTAACTCAGGTTGCTCGTCACAATTAACTTGGTCAATAAGAAGATCTTGACGATGTCCGTGTTTCCGTTTGAGTCTCTCCCAAACGGAGTCCTCTCCTGCCATCATATTTTTACAATGGGGACACCACGGTGCGAAAAAGATAATTATTTTGGTTGGATCTTGTGGATCTTTAAAATCTTCTTGTCCCGGAGCTGGTTCTTTATGATGAATGGATTGGGTATGTTCTTTCTGATGTGGGTGTGGTTGTGGTGACATTTGTAAAAATTGTAAATATTGAGTACGAGTTGCAACAAAATATAAAACCACTAGGATAACAACAATTGCGACCCCAATATAAATTGGATTTCTGTATGTTGTAAATACTTCAGTAATCTTGTCCATTTATATTAAATGTAATATATTTTAATTTTCTATATTTCCACATTTACCAAACACATTTTTAATGATCTCATTATTGGTGGCAAAAAGATGTTCTTGTGTGTAAGAGATCAAAGTTGTAACTAATTTATGTTGTTCGTATCGATAAAAGTTTGAGTTATACATCATTTGACAATAAATCCTCATAATATCCGTTCTTTGTTTTCCTTTGATAGCCATCTGGTCCAGATAATACTGTAAAATATGATATAAATTTGGGCGAAATAGAGAATATTTGAAATATTCTACAATTGTGACCTCTAATTGTCTTATCGTACTACTTCGATACGAAGTAGATCGTGTTCTGGTTTCTTCGATGATGTTATTTATGTCTAAGTCTAAATAACCGTTAATTTTCACGGCTATTAGCATACAACACAAACAATTGATGAGCAAATCACAGGTCTTAATTTTGTTTCCTGATAAATATTCATCAAAATATACTACTCCAGCAATATAAACAGAGACAGGTAATCGGTAATCACTCATCGATGAAAAGGCTCTTATTATAACAACTTCGCGATCTCGACGTGTGAAACCCATTTCAGCCGAATATTTTAACGGATCAATATCTTTTATGTATGCCTCAGGTAATAAATTATTCACATAATTTAATATATTTGGTTGGTATATTTGGGCAAAATATGGATGTTTTAATGCATCCTCACAACAACATCTTTTTTCTGGATCATACTGAGTCATTTGATCAATCAAATCCAAACACATTTGATCATCTGTTTTGACAATCGATTTTAGTTGAGACATAGATCTAATATTATCCCCATTATATGTATAATTTTTCGATGTGTAAAGGTTGTTCCACATGGATACACTTGGGTAGCCAAATATCTTGAATATGTTTTCCAATTGTTCATGTTCTGTTGGAGAATCAGCAAACAATAATTTGTGATTGATTAATTCACACAAAATAATTCCCAAACTCCAGACATCGAGTGTCTCTGTATATGGAGGTAACCGACATAAAACTTCTGGTGCACGATATAACAATGTTTGTAAAGTAGGCGTAGATGTGATTTTATGAGTATATTTTGATATACATAATCCGAATCCCCAGTCACATACGGCCACTTGGTCATTGTCATCCAATAAGATATTACCTGGTTTGAGATCACCATTGATAATGCTATTCTTATGTGCTGTCGCAATTATTTGCAATAATTCATACATAATAATCTTAATTGCTCCCAAGTTCTCCTCAGCATGATGGATATATTCATGGAGGTTATATGGATACTTTATCTCAAATATTCGAGTATATTGAATATCACAATCAATGTGACAAACTTTCACAAGATATGGGTGATTTGCTAATGATCTCATCGATGAAACTTCACGAAGAAATGCTTCATCAAGACCATAAATGGGTGAATTATCTGACCTTTTACACACTATTCCATCATCGTTAGTACAATATATTTTACCATATGAACCTTCATTGATCTGTGAACCAATCGTATAATTTGTTTGCATTACATACTCTTATTATAAATAATTTTCTATATTTGCATTGAATGTATATAGATGTGTGTCTCTTAGAAATATCATAAAATGATTATTTTCTACACATTTGACTACTATGAAACCCGGACTATTTCAGCACATTATTTGATCATTAGTCTGTGTTCAGTATATCAACAATTTCAGGGGAAAAAATATCGGATCATTATCTACACTACAAATGTCTTAGCGCTAACTAATTATTTATGTGGGTTACTACGGCACATCAAGATGGAAATCAGACATTATGATCCTAATATCTTTCAACAGAGAAATTTTCACGTTAATTGGTCAAGATATCCATCTGAATGGAATGTTATTGGTCATTCGCGTGTATACTTAATTCCATATTTATTACACACATATCATGAACCTGTTCTGTATTTAGACTGTGACACAGGGGTCGTTACTGGAACAAATACTCTGTATGATACTCTAATGGGTATCACATATCCATTTATGAATGCAAATGAAAATGAATACACTGGTCAATTGTATGGTGAAACAATTCATTTTAAACCACAAATTATGGACATCAAAATCTTTTTTTACAGAGTGATTTCAACACAAGATAGGACCATTTATGACCTTGAGATATTAGGTCAACAATATACGGTAAATAATACAACAAGAAACAATGGTATTTTATACTTTCCAGCGACAGAATTGAGTATGACAATGGCATGTGAAACTATCAACGTGTACGAGAAACTAATGAGTATCTATGCATATGGTTTCAATGATTTAAATGCATCAACTTGTGTCTTTGATCAACACAAAGAAATACCTTGTCGAACAATGATCCCCCATCGGTTCTTAATTGATAAAGAAAAGAAAAATTATGGATCTGACACTCATATTGAACAATATTCCATACCACTAACTCATTATTTCACGATCAGTTGGCAATACTATGGGTCACAGAGTGACCCATCGGGTTATGAAAAAATTATTACCGTGTACAAAGAGATGATGTTGACAACTATTAACAAAATATTATACCAAAATAGTAACAATGATTGGACAATTATTACTGGACCACCGTATCAGATTTGTGAAAATTTATTGGAAACTATTTTCTTCCCGAAGAAAATAGTGGGTATTTTTCATCCACTGATGCCAGAAAGTGTATCAGTTACCTCCATTTTACGACAAGAAATTAATCAATTTCTTCGGCTCAAGATAAACTGTGTCTTATTATCTTGTATTACATTTATTCTTTTAGTCCAGAAAACACTTTGGGATAAGTTGCTGAATAATCAAACAATTAGTCCCAATGAGTGGTTCGATCCGACGGAACAATTAATTGACATTAATCAATTAATGTCAAATATCAATTCAAGATTACAACAACATCAAATACCATTGGACAAAGTCGTTAGTACAATTGATGAAATAATGACACTGGATGTTATCCAACTATTTTTACAAATAGCGATGAAACAATATCCAACAAATATGTTATTGACGAAAAATTCAGTTAATTTTTGCCCGAAACAAGAGGTCATTGTGAAATCCATTGAAATGAATGATTTCGCTCTGATCAACAAGTATATTAATCATCTTGATCCGAACCAACTGGACCATTCAGGAAATAATTTACTGCATTATTCCGTTTTATATCAACGATTGGAGATACAAAACTTATTACATTCACAAAGAACCCTGGTAAAATGTGATGTCAATGTAAAAAATATAAAGGGTGACACATCCTTACATATAGCAGTTAAAAATAATTGTTGCGAATCAGTTAAATTACTGCTCAGATTTAACGCCGATATCACATTAACTGATCAAGATGGAAAAACTGCAAAAAATATTGCGGTTGAATTGAAACTCAAGTCAATTCATGATATATTAGTTGCTTATGAAATGAAACAGTTGTATGGGCGACACCGGCGTCGATCTACGTTAAATGTTTGATCCCATTAATGTGTAGGGGTAAATTATCATATGTATATTCACGTTCATTTTTGTCGAGTGGAATTAAAATGGATGATAACGATTCATCAGGTGTAATTGTATTTCTATCAAATCTGTTTTGTAACTGGTTGTCATAAATATACTTATGAATGAGTTTGATGACTCCTGATTTATATCGAAAAATCATGTCAATTGGTACATTAATTACGCCAGCCAATTGCTCGCTGATTGCGAAACCTTCTTTGGATTTGACAGATTTTACTCTGATCTTGATCTTGATCTTGATCTTGTTGGGAACGTATTCCCAATTTGTTCGATCAACCTCAATTTTTAATTTTTCTGATAAATATGTCATATATTCAGTGTCATTCGAATGTTTTGCTATTTGTAAATTACGATTAACTTTTCGCGTGAAATCATCAACCGAATGTGTCATCAACACCAGATAGCAATGCTGTTCCAACCAGTTTTCGATTAGTACATCATTATCTGGTGATGATTTGATAGTCACCACATAATTATTAAGGTTTTCAATATTAATCATATATATGGTTGAATATTCGTCATATTTGAGGTATGTTAAATAATCAATTTGCGTCATCAATAGTGATACTCGTTATTAATCAAATTATTGATTATTAATCAATTTTTCGGTGATAATTGAATTGGATACAATTATTGTAAAAAATACTCTGCTTTCGACATCATTTTTGGCATCTGACAAGAAATATTCAATCCAAATTCTCTTGCTTCTGGGACTGAAATGGGATAATCATGTGGCAATTTGGTCAGTAGAAAATTATCAACGATTTTCTGTTTTTGTGAACGTTTGTCTTTATATAAATTGTTGAAAATACCATCTAACATTTTTAAGTCAGCATAACATATTTTTTCTGACATTTTTGTATAAAGTACCAAGAGATTACTCTGTGTGTTTTTAGATATGTGTGATAACTTGTTTAACACGTTGACGGGAATTGGTGTACTAAACAAGTCATCATTATTAATAGTCAGTTGTGTATCAATTGGTGATAAATGTGCATTTTTATTCATATAAATCCGGTGACCAGTCAAGGTAATCATTGTACCTGATGAATATGCTTTATACGGTATGAATATCCGCCGCCGACCTGTATGGTTCATCAGAGCATCTATCATCAGTTTCGCATTGTTACTATTACCACCAGATGTATGTAATATTAGATCTACTGTTTTCGATGGGTCAAGTTTCCGTAAATCATTGGTAAATTTTATGGTGTCATCATCTGAATCAATATTATAATAATTGTGACTTTTAATTTTAGTCAAATCTTCAGAGATAATGAAGAGTTTTGATTTTTCTTGATTTTGCCAATTTGTCACAAAATTGGCAAAAACTTGTTCATTGAATCTCTGTGTTAAAAGAATCTTAATTTTACACAAAAGTCGATATTTGTATGAAAAACAACATAATATACCACTCATTATGTACCAATAAATATATGATAATGTTGACATTTGATACAATATCAAATTGTAACAGATCATGAAATACATTCAATTTTTAAAGATGCCATTGAATAGTTTGATTGTATATACGGTTATGAGTCGCCGGTATCTGTACACTTTTTGGTGAATAAAAATAGAAATTTTTATTAACGATATCATTCTGTAAATAATATCCAAGATGCGTCATTTTCTGTTCTGGCGAACAGATTGCTATATCTGCTATCCGACCCTTGTGTTATGTTGCATAACCGTTAAAAGGAGCTTTATAGAAACATTGTGCCTCGTTTGTGTGGTAATCACCTGAGAAGAAAATACTACATGCTGCTTCAAATAGGGGTTCATAGACTTGAAGATAGATCCTAATGTCGTGAGTGGAACGGTAAACATGAATTTTCCCACCAATGTTGTGCATAATCAGTGACTTCCTTGGTAAAATCTATATTAAAGTATTGCATAGAATCCGTTTTATCAGAACCTTTCACAAAGACATCTGGTGCATCTTCTTTGGACCCATGGAAAATATGTACCTACCGGAATAATAAATTCACGTGTGGAGTCACTGGTACAGTCAGGGTCGAAACAATGATTAATATTCACATTAATACCACCTCCTCTATGATGTTTTGTTTTTCTTCTGTTTGTATAATTGGGACAATTGTTGCATACTCAATCCTTTGTTTTTATGATTTTGTAAAAATTGTTCCACCTGTTCATTTTATATATTTAGAGGGTGTCCAGAAATACGATCTTCGTTAAAAAAATTAAAATAATTTGTATTTTATATTCTTGCTTAAAATCAGATTCAATGTTTGATTTTAAGAGATTATTCGATAGTTTCTCAAAATTATCCTCAACCAAATTCTATAAGGATACGTTTGATCACTTAAAATCTACCTTCATTCAGCGGATTTCGGATGTGATTGAACAACACAAAAAAAGCAACATGTGGTAGGAAAAGAACCATTGATTTGAAGCAAGTCCTCAATTGTATGTTTTTTATGGCTGATAATGGTATGAAGATGTCCTACATTAAAGACCAGTTCGGGATTGCAAAAAGCACATATTACTATTATTTTAATTTGATTGCTAAATACCAAATACTCGAACAACTGTATAGAGAATTGATTGTTGAACCTACTACCTTAGGTAAGAATGATTTCGTAATTACTGATACATTCACTGTGAAATCCATGGACGGATCACAAGGATTAGGAAGAAACCCAACTGATCGAGGAAGAAAAGGACTCAAAGTGTCTATGATCTGTGACCAAAATTAGTCACGCATGCAGTACATGTGGTTGGTGCTAACATTCATGATGCTCAAATCTGACCAGAGACCATTGATGTATCCATGACAGATCTGACTGGTTTGAATTGTTTGGCTGATTCAGGATCTGCAGGCCGCAGATCTATTGACCAGATAGAGCACAAAC